CCGCCGCACTACTGGCGATGCCCGAGGTGCCGGGGCAAGCGGCTGAACAAAGACGGAACGCCGTGTCAGCGCTGCCGGGGCGTGGGGAAACTGAACGCAGAGCCCGAGGAGAAGGCCGATGCCTAAAATCTGCCTGATCCTGAGCTGCTACGGCGAGGACCGCTGGTGCATCCGGCGATGTCTGGAGTCGTTTTACGAGCACACCTCGATGCCCGTCGCGGTAATTAGCGACGACGGCACGCCGGACATCGACGTGGACGAGTGGACCGCCGTCACGAGCGGGATTCCCAACTGCCACCCTAGCCGGTTTACCACCAACGGGGGTTTGACACGTGGCTGGAATCATGGGTTAAGGGCGGCCAGGGCACTCCACGTGGAGTACGCCGTGTGCGGAAACTCGGATACAATCTTTGCACCTGGCTGGGAATCTGGTATGCTGGACGCGCTGCGGGACCACACACTGGTGGGACCGCTGACGAACTGCCCGGGATGGGGCAGCGATCTGCAACAGGTTAAGCACCTTCTGCCCGGCTACGTGGCCTCCGACAGCGCCGAGGCCATCGAGTGTGTTGCGCATGCACTCCGTGGTCGACCGGCCACCGAACTTCCTCCTCCGCGCGTGCAGGCGCAGAGGTCGGGCGTTGTAATGAGCGTGCCGGCGATGCTCAACGGGTTCACGCTGATGGCCCGCACGGAAGACTGGTGGGGAGGCGCACTGGATAATGAAAACGTGTTCAACCCGCAGATGAAAATGGCCCACAACGAACTCGAACTGCAGCTCCGCTGGGCGGCGGCGCGGAAGAAGAGTGCCGTGGCTAACGCGAGCTTCGTGTTCCACTGCCGTGCCGTGTCACGCGGCCAACAATACTTGACCGAGGGGGCGTTCCGGCCCGTGGAGGACAGCCTGTGTGTGGAATGATGTCCGACATCGTGATCGTGGATGGGGAGCGATGGGGGTTCAGTTTTTTCGGCCCTCGTTCCGACGAGTTCAGCCAGCAACTGAGAGAGAGACTTCCCAACAAAGAGACCGCGCCGTGGGGGGAAACGGCACTCGCCACGGGAATGACGATGCCGTCCTTGTGCTGCAAGCTGCGGCCGCTGTGTGTGTACCGCGTTGACGACGGCAGGCTGAAGGTGGTTCTGGAAGACGGCGATCTCAGCGTGGACGTAACGGGGACGTTTTACGTCTTTCGGTACAGAAGCGGCGAAGCCCCAGTATTCTGTAGCATACACCTCCATCCAGGCGACGCGAGAGTGCTTGCGTTGGACGTTCGTGACGGCGATGTGACAGGGAAGCGGGAATACCTCCCAGAAGGCGAGTTCCCAATGTCCGAAGCCGCGAAGCAAGACCTGGAACTCGCGATTCCAAAAGAAGACGAAAAGCCAATCCGCCTGCGCCAGCAGGAAGAGACCTCTGTATAACGAGACCCTCCGCGCACCTCTGCATTGGGGATGCGCCATGCCGCAAGACGAAGACGACATTCAACTGGAAGACCTACTGAAGAAGGAGGAGCCGGCTGAAAAACCGGACGCCGAGGAAGATGCCGAAGAGGCGTCCGAAGAAGAGCCGGCCGTGGAGGAGCCCGAAGGGGAGGCCTCCGAAGAAGAGGCGGACGAGGAAGAGGCCGTCGACGGGGCCGACGACGCTGCACCGGAGGGGGAACCCTCCGGGGAACAGGCCCAGGAGGCCCGCGATCTGATCGAGTGGGCCGCCAAGCTGGGGCACGAGGGGGTCGCCGGCCGCTACAAGAACGATGAGGCGATGATCCTCGGTCTGTTGGAAACGGCCAAGAAGATCGGGGTCCGCGACCAAGACGCCGAGTTGGGGCGGATGGCCCGCGCACGGCCCGATGTGATCGAGTTCCTGCAGGGCAAGCAGCCCCAGCAGCAGGCGCCTCCGCCGCCCAAGCAAGAGACCCCGACCACGGCGGCCCAGGTAGAGGCGTGGCAGGCCGCGGTGGCCGCCAATCCGCAGAACCCGCCCACGGAAGCGGTGGCAGGTCTTCAAAAGGTCTCCCGGGACGCGGTGGGGTTCTACCTGCAGATGCAGGATCCCAATTTCCGCTCCCAGATGCTCCAGCCCGTGCTCCAGGAGCAGCAGCAGGCGCTCCAGCAGCAGTGGCAGCAGACGGCCACCCAGCAGGCCGCCCAACAGCAGGAGAACGCCCAACTTCGCGATCTCCAGGAACAATACAAGGCAGACCTGTTCGTGAACGGCGATCCGGCCACGCAGCAGTTCACCCCCGCCGGAGTCCGCGCGGACGAACTGTTTCGCGAGGAGCAGTCCAAGGGGATGCCTAAGTTGGAGGCGGCGCGGATTGCACTGCTCCGCCTTGAGTCCGAGCAGTACGGCCAGCTCCGCGCGCAGCGGACTCCCAAACCAGCCCGCCCCGGCGCCAAGCGGAAGCCCAACGTGGCCAGTCCGGCGGCCCCCGACGGTGCCGTCGACATGGACAAGATGATCGACGGTGCCGACAGTGTCGGCGAATTGCTGTGCCGCGCAGCGGGGATCGACCCCAAGAGACTCCATGAGTGACCAAGAGACCAAGGGACTTCGTGCCGGCCATTTTTGCGGAGGGGTGGTTGGCGCGGATGGAGGAGGAGCCGGATTCCCGCCCGTAGCGGCCCGGCTCCCCTCCCCCTTTACAATACGTGACGAAAGGATCCCCCCGCATCTGCAACTCCGCGACCCTCCATTACTGAAAGCGTTAATCAGGAGGACTCGCAAATGAGTACCGAACATATTGCGGCATGGGCTCGCATCGACGCCGTGGCGCTGTCCAAGTGGCTCACCAAGAAGGTGATTACCCCGGTCGCCTACAACAACCCCGTGTTTGCCATGCTGAGGAAGCGTGGCCGGATGAAGTACAACATCGGCGGCGAGGAGGTCGAATGGCTCACCCAATTCCGGCGTTACACTCCGGAATACGGCGGCGACATGGAGGCCACCTCGTTCCCGCGGACCAACGTCCACAAGAAGTGCAAGCTCACGCACCGCACGATGAAGCTCGGGCAGGCGTGGAGCAAGTTCGAGAAGCTCGCCACGAAGGGCAAGGACGTGGCGCTGATTAAGTGGCTGGACCAGATCCTGCCGCTGATGACCAAGAGCATGATGGAGGAGCTGGCCCTGCAGATCTACTCCAACGGCCACGCCGCCGGGGCCAAGTGCCTGCACGGCACGGAGAGTTGGTTCGGGACCAGCGGCGAGCAGATCGCCTACAGCGCGTGCGACACGCCGGACGATACCTACGCCGGTCTTTCCACCGCCCTGGGCAACTACGGCGGGTCCTGGACAGCGGCGGGGACGGGCGATTTCGACGGCTGGCCCAACGGGCAGGCTGCCAACATGAGCGGCGATTGGGAGTACCACTTCTTCACGCCGCTGAGCGTGTCCTACAAGTACGCCGGATTCAACGGCACGGCGGCGACGTGGTTCTACAACTGGCGCGAAGCGATCAACTACGCCCAGACGTACCAGATGCAGTTGCGCTCCAAGAAGATCGACACGGTGACGATGACCTCGCAGATGATGCAGGACGTCAAGCGCTCGCTGGCCGGTCTGGAGACCTACGAGTTGACGCAGAAGTCGGACCTCACCGACCTCGGCTTCACCACCGTCAAGGTCGACGGCACGGAGTTGGTCAACGCCTACGGGCACCCGGCCAACAAGGCGATCGGATGGAACTGGGATGCGATGGAATTCTGGTCGATGCAACCCGACCTGTTCGCCGTCGACCGGGACGAAGACATCAGCCGCGACACGTTCATGATTAAGGAGGATTTCTGGGGGAACATGCGTACGGAATCCCCCGCGGACCAGGTCGAGTTCACGGACGCCGCCTGATCCTGACTTGCGGAGCGTTTTCTGACACAAACACAAAGGAGTTCTTTGATGGATAACGTATTACCGTTCCCGCGCGGCGAAACTTGGAGCGGGGCGACCGCGGACGTCTCCGACACGATTCCGCTGGGCCTTGAGGGCGCGATCTTCGATGCCACGGACACCGAACACGGCACGTCCGTGCCGATCAAGCTGCGGGTCGTCAAGAACGACTCGGGCGGCGACCTCACCGCGGCCCGCCAGTTGATGGGCTGGAGCACGACCTCGGACACCGACCTCGGCCGTCGCTCGGACGGCTACACGGGAGCCCAGGGGGAGCGCTGCAAGCCGCTGGACGACGCCTACGCGGTTGGTTTCACGATCCCCGAGGACGACCTGTTCTACTGCCTTGAATCCGGCTACTGCGACGTGAATGGTGACGGCACGGCGGTGGATCTCACCGTCGGCGACGAGGTCTGCACGCAGAACGACGGGACGATGGACGGGACCCCCGCGACCACGGAAGACTACGTCTTCGGGACCGTGGCCGAGACGACGACCGCCGAATCGACCGCCACGCTGGTGTTGGTCGAGGAGGGGATCGGACGCGAGCACCACTAACGAACGCCACCTTCGCTCCGGGCGCCAGACGCCAAAAGGCGCCCGGAGCACTTTGTACTCCGCCGATCCCTTCGCAAGGAATTTGCATGATTGATTCAGAATACCTAGACGCATGGAGGAAATCGCGGCGCAAGGCGTGCCGTAAGAAGCTCGGCGGCGATGACTGGGAGACCCAGTTGTTGATAGCAACCCAGATATTCAATGAGCCCTTCGACGCCACGGGGCACAAGTTTTACGGCTGGCTGGAAAACGAGTGGTTGACCGATGGGTGGCACGCCAGCGACCCGCTCAAGGACGTGTGGGATCAAGCCGCCTTTGACGAGGAGTGGGACAACCGCCGCTCCAACAATCCCCCCGCAAGGATCTCCGCATGAGCTATTCACTATTTATAGCCCGCCCGTGTGGCTGGCAATTGGAAAGCCCCAAGACGGGCACGTGGCTGTTCCTGCTCGGAATGACGCTGGGGAAGATCGCTTGCGCCGAGCAGATCACCTCCATCGGGTGCCTGGAGTTCAGCAACTCGCGAATCGGGATGAGCCGCAACTTCTTCGTCCAGCAGGCCCGCCAACACGGGGCCACGCACCTGCTGATGGTCGACCCGGACATGTGGCCGGACAGCAACGTGGAGCAATCCGGCCAGCGGTTCTTCGAGAGCGCCTGGGAGTTTTCCAAGATGCACCCGGGCTGCGTGATTGCCGCGCCCTACACGGGCAAGCGACCGGACGGGCTGGTCCACGTGTTTGGGCTGGAGGCGGACGGCAAGATGGTCCGCATCGACCGCGAGACGGCCGCCAAGACGGGCGGTTGGCTGCAGGTCGCGGGGGCCGGCACGGGGCTGATGCTCGTGGACATGACCGTGTTCGACAAGCTGGAGGAGAAGGGTTTCGTCCCGTTCTTCCAGGACCGCTACAGGGACAAGTACGAGGCGGAACTGGACCTTTCCCAAGACATCGCGTTCTGTGCCAACTGCGGCCGCGCGCAGGTCCCGATCTACGTCAACATGGAGACGCCGGCCACGCACCAGCAGTTCGGCTTCGAGGAGATGCCGGGTTGGGATGGGCCCCGTCCGCCGCTGGACGGCAAAATCCGCACACTGAGGATGGGAGCCAGCGATGCAGGATTACCTATTTGACGCAAACTGCGAGGAGGTGCCCCAGTGGCTGATGCAGGTGTTCACGGATCGCAACCAGTTCGGGACGTGGGCCGGACACGCTCAGAACCTCCGCGAGGAACTCTGGGAACTCAGCCGCACGACCGGCGGGGCGCTGGTCGACGTGGAGGCGGCGATGCTGGCACTAGACCGGGCGAAGATCCTGGTGCTCAAGCAGATGCCGTTCGCGATGTGCGGTTGCCCGAGCGGCTGCAAGCGGTGCAACTACCGGGGTTGGACCACCGACCCCGAGCTGGCGCCGTTCTCGTTGGACGACTCGCCGAGTGGGCCAGCTTCGAGACCCGAGGAGGGGAGATCCGCGGAAGCGCCCGAATCGAGGTCGACGGACTCAGTGTGTGGGTGACGGCCCACGGCCGACAGGCGAGGAAGCTGGAGACGATCGAGAAGTCGGCAATGGTCCGCGTCGACGGCCGCTTGAAGGAGGCCGACTGGACCGGGGTGGGCGAGAAGCGGCACAAACGGTTGGTGGTGGAGGCCGAGGCGATCAAGGCGCTGGAGGGCCCCGAGCGGGATTTCAAGTACGTAGAGGACGTGCCATGAATCTACTGGAGGGTAAGAATGGGTAATCCCGCAAATCCGCACTGCCCCGCTTGTGGTCGGGTGTTGGCGTCGATCGGCCGACTCGACGTGGAGTGCTGCCGTTCGTGTCAGCTTGAGGAGGAAGATGGCGTGGCCGTTCCATCCACGGTGATGCTGGATGGGGAAGAGCTGGCCGTCTGCTGCACGGTCGCGACGGTGTACCGCAAGCACCGCAAGCTGGTGCCGGAGGACGTGGCATGAATCTACTTATGGGGCATCTCGTCGGCGACTATTTGCTGCAGAACGATTGGATGGCGCTAAACAAGAAGCGCTCCAGTTGGCATTGCGGAGTCCACTGCCTGCTTTACACCTTGGCTATTGCCCTCTTTACAGGCTGGCCCGTCTTGCCGTTAGCGGTGGTGGCGACGACACACTTTGCGATAGACCGAACAGGTGTCGTTCTTGGCTGGATGAAACTCATTGGACAGTCGCGATTCAGCGAACCGCCCATGGGGCCGTGGTCCATTGTTGTGGTTGACAACACGATGCACTTGCTCGTGCTCTATATAACCTCACTGGTGATCGCATGAAAGCCGACGACGCAATTCGAGAACTACGCGAGGCCCAGGAGGGGCAGGTCGACGTTCACGACCTGCTGCAGCACATCCTCATCGAGTTCGGCGGCAACGAGGGGATGGCCAAGATCCTCAAGAAGTGTTTCGACGCCGCTCCCGAGGGCTCCAACGTCCAGGCCAAGATTGCCAGCGACATTATGAAGCTGGTTCACTCCCTGACCACGGGCGAGGTGGACGACGGACTCTCCGAAGAGGACTTGGCGGCAGAGGCGGCGGCGCTGATGCGAGGTAACGATGAAGGCGAGTGAGCTTGTCAATCTGAGCGACCGGTTGGGTGCGCCGAAGAAGACGCTTGATATGGTCCGCGTCAAGAAGTTGCTGACCCGGCTGCACAAGTTGCGGATGGAGGGGCTGAAGCTCTACACCTCCTGTCCCGTGCCCACCGCGTTCCACGAGTGCCGCAGCAAGTGGCGGATTCTGGACGGCTCCAACCAGAGCATGAAGACCACCACGGCCGCCGCCGAAGTGGCGCGGATTCTCATGGGGCTGGACCCCTACAAGAAGTGCCCCGAGAAGAACGGGCGGGCGATTGCCGTGGGGCTGGACTGGGCCCACGTAGGCGACCCGATGTGGCTGAAGCTGGGAGAGCAGGGGGCGTTCAAGGTAATCAAGGACGAGATCACCGGGCTGACGCGGTCGATCCGTCCCGACCCCAACGACCCGGCTAAGCTGGACCCCTACGACGAGGCCTATCGCGAGAAGTGGCAGGACGCCCCGCCGCTGTTGCCGGAACGGATGATCGAGACGATCGCCTGGGAGGACTCCCGCAAGCGGCAACCCAAGCTGGTGATTCTCAAGAACGGGTGGAGGATCGAGTTCCGCTCCTCGGAAGGTGCTCCCGCCCAGGGAAAAGTCTACGACCAGGGCTGGATCGACGAGCAGATTCTCCGCGGCGAGCACTACAAGGAAATGGCCCGCGGCCTGATGGCCCGACGTGGAATCGGGATCTGGAGCGCCACGCCGCAAAACTGCAACCCGGAACTGTTGGAACTGCGAGAGCGGGCCGATGCCGGCGACGAGTTCGTCAGCGGGTTCCTGTTGCTGTTGGAGGACAACCCCTACATTCACCCCGACGAGAAGCGGGCCTACTTTGAGAGCCTCTCACCGGAGGAGCGGGCGGTTCGCTACTTCGGCGAGTACGCGCTGGTGGGGCGAAGGATCTATCCGAACTACAACCCGATGGGGATTCACGGCTGCGAGCCGTTCAAGATCCCCGACACGTGGTCCCGCTACGTGATCCTCGATCCGGCCAACCAATACCTCGGCACACTGTTCATTGCCGTGGACCCCGACGAAACGCACGTGTGGGTCTACGACGGGTTCATTATGCGGAACGCGACCTCTGCGAAGTGGGCCGAGCGGGTCGCCGAGATGGAGGGCGACAACCGCTTCGAGGCGATGGTGATCGACCAGCGGATGGGCCGCCAGCGCCCGGTAGGCCCCTCGGACATGAAGAACGCAGCTTGCTACTACATGGACGCCCTGGAGGCGTGCGGCGTGAAACCCAACCGCCACGGCCCGCTGCACGGCTTCTACCCCGGCACGGACGACGTGTACGCCCGCGAAGAGGCGGTGCAGGAGTGGCTCAGGCCCCGGCCGGACGGGCCGCTGGCGGGGAAGCCGGTGCTGCAAGTCTTCCGTGGCTGCCTCCCAGAACTCGACAAGCAGATCCGCAGCGCCCACTACCGGCTTGACAGGCCGGAAAAGCGCGAGATGACCATCACCTCCGACGCGCTCGACTGCCTTGAATACGCTGCTGCCTTCCGCCCGCGATACTTCGAGCCGACCCCCGTGGCCGCCGACGAAGAGGAGCCGGTGTGGCAGGCGTGGAAAGACAAGCAGATGAAGGCCAAACAATCGAAACAACGTGACCTCCGTAACCGCCAGCTAGGAGCCCTTCGATGAGCGAGAGTCAAGAATCCTTCCGTTTTCCCACCGTCCAACCGGCCGACGGAATCCTCGTGGCCGGTCTGCCTGGCCAGCCGTGCCTGATGCCGGCGATCGTGATCAACGTCAACGACAGGTCCGTGTCCGCGTTGGGGATCCTCGACAACGGCTACCGTCCGTGGATTTGCCTGCGGCACAAGGACGACCCCTGGGTGGTCACGCATCCCGACTTCTGCGAGGACGGGGCCAACGGGGTGTTCGAGGTCGGTCCCACGATCAGGCGGCTGGAGCTGCTGGAACGGGAGGTTGTGGAGCTGAGAAGCATGGTCCGCGTCCCCGGGCGTTCCAAAGGCCCCAAGGACCCGAAGGACCCCAAGGACCCCAAGAAACCCGAAACCGACGAGGCGCCTGAATGAGCCTGTTGGAGAGTATCGTCTCGACTTGGAACCGCCAGATCAAGCAGGCCGAGAAGGTCAAGGATCGGCGGTTCACCAAACAGGCCGAGGAGGCGTGGGACTACTACGACGCCTACGAGGGTCGCGAGATCCTGCTTGACGGCGAGAAGGAGTTTCCCGACGCCGACGAGGCGGAGCAGCAGCGGGTGACCTGCAATCTGGTCGCGCTCTACGCCCACACGTATCTGCCGTTTCTGCACCACAAGGTGCCGCATCGCCTCGTGACGCCGAGAGGGCCGGAGCTGCCGCCGGAGATTTTTGGGCTCCAGCCGGGCTCGCCCACCCCGCCCTCGCCGCAGGCGGTCCCCAACAAGACCCGCGCGGCGCTGTTGGAGTGGTGGTTGAACTACACGCCGCAGGAATTCGATCTCCGCCGCGAGGGCCGGAAGGCATGTCTGGACGCGCTGATTTCGGGGCTCGGCGTGCTCGTCCACGAGGTCGTGGAGACACCTGCGGGGGAGATCGTCGGCAGCCGGGCGATCTCCTCGGCGGACATCGTGTTCGACCCCGACGCGGTCGACGTGCGGCACGACGCGGGATGGATCGCGATCCGCCACCAGCAGAGCATTTACAAGATAGCCGAACAGTTCGAGGGCGTGGAGGCCAAGGACATCCGCACCGCCTACCGCTCGCACCGCAAGCTGGCCAACGACGAGGAGCCGGAGGAGCATCGCCAGACGCAGGAAGGCGAAGAACTCTCCGGCGACGTGGGGGTCTGGTGGGAGGTGTTCTCGCGGGTAGGGATCGGCGAGCGATTCGAGCGGACCGACGACGAGACGGCCGTCGAGATGCAGCGGCTCGTGGACACGCTGGGCGACTACGCGCGGATCTGCTTCGTGCCGGGGATGAAGTACCCGCTGAACCTGGCCCCGGCCTTGCTGGGCTCGCCCGAGCCAGAGCAGGTGCTGGATGGGTTGAAGTGGCCGATCGAGTTCTATCACGACCTGACCGATCCCTGGCCGGTGACGCTGTTCACGTTCTACGAATCGGACGGCGGATATGGCGACGCCAAGAACCGCGACCCCTACCCCTACTCGCCGTTGCAACACGCGATGCCGCTGCAACGCTTCATCGACCAGAGTTACACGTTTTTGAAGCAGCACGTCAAGAGCGCCTGCCGCACGATCTACGTGGGCTCTGAGGAACTCGAAGAGGACGTGAAGGAGGGCTTGCTGAACGGGTTCCATAACGAACTCGTGCAGATGAAGGGCAAGGCGGGCGTGGAACTGAAAAAGCTCCTGGACGTACTCCAGGCGCCCTCTCTCCAAAAGGATCTGCCGGAGTTCCTCGGGATGGTCGTCTCCACGTTCCGAGAGATGACGGGGCTGAATGAGTTGATGTTCGGTGGCGGGGGCGGCAAGCAGATGCGGTCCAGCGCCGAGGCCCAGATCCGCCAGAGCAACCTGCAGATCAGGCCGGACGACATGGCGGAGTGCATCGAGGCCGCGCACTCGATGGCCGCTCGCAAGGAAGGCGGGGCCACCCGCTTGCACGTGTCACCCGAGACGATCGCATTCGAGGCCGGCGAAGACCCCTCGGGGATGGCGGCCAACGCCCCGCTGTCGATGCTGTGGGGGAAACTCGTGACCGTCGAGGAGCCGTGGATGGCGTGGAGCGACGTGTGGTTCTCCGTGGAGGCCGGCTCGGGGCGGAAGAAGAACAAGCAGAAGCAGCTCTCCGACATGAACGACACGGGGCAGAGCGTGCTGCCGATCATGATGGGCTACGCCCAGGCCACGGGCAACGTGCAGCAGGTCAACGCCTGGATGAAGACAATTTTGGGACCCGCCCTGGACATCGACGTGACGCCGATGCTGCTGTCGGGGATGCCGCCCCCGCCTCAGCCCGGCGCCGCTCCGCCCGGACAGGGACCACCGCAGGGACAGGGGCAAGGACCTCCGCCCGGACCTCCACAACAAGGACCCCCGCAAGGACCCCCACAATGAACCCCTCGCAATACCGACACTACGTCCGTCTGCTGCACAAGGGCTGTCCGGAACCGAAAGCCATGGAGATCGCCACCGCTCCGTTTGCCGGATACGCTACAATGGGACTGGACACCGACACCAACCGCTGGTCCCAGTTTCAGCCACCCGCTCCGCACGAGGTGGCCGCCGCCCGCAAGGCCGGGATCAACATCGTCGGCAAGAAGCGGTGCTGCCAGTTGGGGGCAGGGCTTACCGACCCCGACTCCTGGATCTCCTCGACCGACGAACTGGAGAGCAAGTGCCGGGCCAAGGGGATTGGGGCCACGCGGCACGGCAAGACCCGCGTGGCTGCTCCGATGACCAGCGGCCCCGACCCGCGCGGGGAAACCTACAGCCCGGCTCCTGACGTGATTGCCGGGGAGGTGCGGCAGACGATTATGAACGAGGGGATCACCGACATCTCTCCCAAGGAACTTACCGAACTGGCCCACAAGACCAGAAAGCGGATCAGTGGGAATAGCGACACCACCGGCGCCGCGATCAAGTTCAAAGACTGACAGGACCTCCGCCTCCACGACTGGAGGCCCCTGTGGCACAACCCAGACTACTCACGTTTCGCGATGCAATCGACTACGCGGTGGAAATCGTTGCCGCCACGACCAGCGCTTCGCTGACGACGATCCGCGAGGCGATCGCGGCGGCCTACGACAACCTGCCCCAGGAGCACCACTGGCGAAGCCTCGTCCAGCCCGGGCGAATTCACCTCGTGGCCGCCGACTCGGACGGGACGGTTGAATACGACCACACCGGAAACGCCAGTGGCTACGAGCGCTACGTGACGCTCTCCGGCACGACGTTCCCCACCGCCGCCGCGGACTACTACATCCGTATCGGCGACGACGTGTGTGCGATCGAGCAGTACGTGGACTCCACGCACTGCACGCTGGACGTACACCTCAATCCGGGCGCCGACGTCGACGCCGGCACGTCCGCCACGATCTTCCCCTCCTACTACCTGCTGCCGGCCGACTTCGACAGCTTCTCCGGGCCGTTCGGCGAGGACCTGTGGAGCGCGGCCGCGTACGTCGACCCCACGCGCTGGATGACGTTGACGCGCTACTGGGACGAGACGGGCTCGACCAGGTACTACTCGGTGCTGGACGCGGCCGACCTCTACAACCAGCCCGTGCTGGCGATCTGGCCCCCCAGCGACGCCGTGGAGACGCTGGACTTCATGTACACGCGGCGCCCCAGGCCGCTGCGATATTCCGGGCACGACGCCACCAACGACACGGCGGGCACGATCAGCGTTACCTCGGGCAGTGCCACGGTGACCGGGAGCGGGACGGCGTTCTCCTCGGCGATGGTCAACTCGGTGCTGCGGATCGGCACCGACTCCACGCACATCCCCACCCAACCGCATCAACTCTACCCATATAGTGAGGAGCGGACCGTCAAGGCCGTGGCCTCGGCGACCACGCTGACGCTGGACGCCAATGTGAGCACCTCGCAGGCCGCGGTCAAGTACGTGGTCTCCGATCCGATCGACATCCACCGCAACATGTACCGGGCGTTCCTGGCGCTGTGTGCGTCGGAGGTGGCCACGATCCGCAACGCGGAGAACGCGCGGATGCTGTACGCGGCCTACCAGACGGCGTTGGTCCGTGCCAAGCGTGGCGACACTCGCGTTCGCCAGCGCCGCGTGGTGGGCGGTCCGCAACGCATCCACACGAGGCTCAAAGACGGAGTGACAGTCAGTGACGTCGAATAAGCGCGTGCTGCGAATCCGAGATTTCACGGGGTTGATCTCTAACCGGGGGCCGTTCGCCCACCGGCCGGGAGACGCCCAAGTGCAAAAGAACCTCCGCAGCGTGAAGCCTGGATTGCTCCAGACGCGCGGCGGGCAGAGAATTTTGAGGTGGGAATGAGCGAAAACTACGAAGTCCAACTCGGCGGGGACGTGTACCTGGACCTGGCGACCTACGACTCGGATGGCGCCCCGGCCGCCGCAGCCGCCCTGCCGACCTACGCGATCTGGGACTACGACCTCTCGGCGATCGTCTCCAACGGGACGGGCACGCTGGCTATCGTGGACGCCACGATCACGGGCTGGTACTTCAAGAAGCACACCCCCACGGCGGCAGACGGGTTTGTCGCCGGCAAACAGTACAAGGTGCGGCACGCCTACACGGTGGGCGGGACCGCCTATACCGAGTACCGGACGATCACGGTGTTCTAATGGAACGAGTCTTCCAGGGCGAGACGATCGGGATTCACGTCGGCACCTACACGCCGACTGCGCACCCCAGCGCGCCGGGGGCGGCACACATCCCCGCCTGGCCCACGACGGCCCCCACGGTCTACGTGTACCACGTGGAGGACACCACGGCCACGCAGTTGGTGGACGCCTCGATGGCCCGCCAGCACCAGCAGACGGGGCTGCACTACCACCTGCACAGGACGGAGCGGACGGGGGTCCATCTCGTTCGCTGCGAGTGGACCTCGGCGGGTGTGACGTGCGCTATCGCGTCGACCTTCAACGTGGTCGCCAACCCGGCCGACCCCGCCGGAAGCCTGGGCACGAGCCACGGCAGCGGGATGCTCGTTTCGATCTACGAGTTCGACCGCCCCGAGGTGACGCACATCGTGTGGGAGACGGACAACGGGGAACTAGCAGCGAGGCCGAATCCAGCATGAATCTCTGGGACATCCTCAATGGCGCGATGTACGCACTGGACACTCCGGGGGCTCTTACCCGTGGCACGCTGGCTGGAGATCCCGGCTCGCGGGCCAGCGGTCGGGAGATGCTGGAGGCATGGGGAGCACTGGATGCCAACACCGAGGGGCTCGACTGGGGTGATGTGGCTGGGTTTGGGGCAGACGTGATCGTCGACCCCCTTAATCTAATCCCCGGGATGGGCTTCGTGAAGACCGCCAAAGCCAGGCAGGCGGCGAAGGCGAGCAACGCCCTGCGAGCGGAGCGGCTGGCCGCGGGCGGGATGCCCGAAGAGGTGGCGAGGCTGACCAAGGCACGACACCCGGCAGGGGCCAAGCAGTTGGTGGCCACCGACGAGGAGTTGGCTGCCGTGTTGCGTCAGCACAGCGAGATCGACAAGCCGACGAAGTGGGCCGACGAGGTGGAGTTTGACGCCGACGATCTGGTGCCGGCCGACGAGATGATGCCCAGATACAGCGACGAGTCCCTGGCTGGCCTCGCCCGCAACCTGCTTGGGAAACCGAGCGCCGGCGACAAGCGATACTTCGCGGCGGCGATCCCCGAGCTGCAGAAGCTGCAGAAGGAGACGGGCGGGCAAGTCAAACGGCTGTACCACGGCACGCCGGAAGCCTACGGGAAGGTAGACTTCGATGACCTCAACCCGGACGACTGGGTGCATGGGTACTTTACCACGGACAGCCCGAAGGTGGCGAGTGGGTACTCCGAGGGTGCCATGGCGCAGAGGCTTGTGTTGCCGTCAGGTGCGGACGTTGGCGAGACAGCAGGCAGGATCAGGAAGTTCTGGCGAGGGTTCAATGGGAAAAACGCCGGCAAGGGCATGTCCGACGAACAGGTGGTACACGATGTGCTCCGAGACATGAACACTGGGACGATCAGCGTGCCAGAATACAATCGTTTTCAGGAGCTGTTTGAAGAGGCCGTGCCGACCTCCAACGTCCGTATGCAGCACCTTGACGTTCGCAATCCGTTTGATTTAGAGGCTTTGTACACTCCCGCTGAGGCCGAGAAGATTCTCAGAAGTGTTCCGTCCATCCCGGGAATCGCCGAACGAGAGATCGCAGGCTTCCCCGATTACGCGATGACGGGGCAACAGTTGATGGAAAAACTTCGCCCCGTCGCCAATCCGCTGGGGGTGGACACAGAGGCCCGCCTTGTCACCGACGCGCTTCAGTCCGCTGGCTACGACTCGCTCACACACATGGGCGGTGGTGGCGCGCACCAAGTCACCGTCGCCTTTTCCCCCGAGCAAATCTACTCCCCGTGGATCGCCCCCGCGATGCAAAAGACACCCTCGTACATGCCGTGGCTGGCCGGCACCGCCGCCTATCACTCCGTCCCGAGCTACTGAATGGCACGCATCAAAACCGGATTGAACGCTTGGCAGCCCGTCGTGATGGTTCGCGGACCCAGCGGCCACCTGTTCGCCTACAACGGCCTGGATCGCGGCCAGCGATGGAACGGCCAGGACGCCGTGAGTGAGGACGCGGGGATCTCGCCCAGCGCCACCGCCCCCACGGCGACCGCCGACGGCAACGGCTCGCTGTACGGCACGTACCAGATGTACGTGCGGTTCCTGGACGACGAGAGCATCCCAAGCAACTTCTCCGACGTGTACGCCTCGCTGACGTTGACCTCGGGGGCCGCCTGCGAGACGATCCTCTACACCGACGTGCCGACTTCCTCGGAGTCGCGCGTCACACAACGCCAGATTTGGAGGAATACGGACGGGCAGATCACCACGTTCTGCCTGGACGCCACGATCGCCGACAACACCACCACCACCGCCTCCTCGACCAACAGCGACGACGACCTGGAAGACAACGACTCACTTAGGTACCTGACCGAGGACGGCTGGCCCAACGCCAACCGGTTTGGTGTCCCGCCCAACTACATGAGCGTGTGTGTCAACTTCCGCAATCGGCTCTGGTGGCTGGTTCCCGTGCCCTACAGCGAGGGCTCGATTACCTCGATCTCAGGCGTCACAGTGACGGCGGCGGGCACCAACTTCACCTCGGCGATGGTGGGCCGCAAGCTGTTCCTCTCAGGGAGCCTGGCGGGCACGATCTTGACGGTCGACTCGGCGACCACGCTGACGCTCTCCGCGGCGCCGGCCGCGGGCTACGGCGGCGCCCTGGAGCACTACGCGATCTATCCGGCCGAGGACATGCGCAACGCGGTCATGTTCTCCGAATGGAACGAGCCGGAGAGTGTGGCGGTCAACGACGACGACGAGGTCGTCAACCAGTGGACGCTGCAGGAGGACGGCGACCAGTTGACCGGGGCGATCCCCGTGCGAAGCTACCTGTTCCTGCTGAAGAACCGCTTCATCTACAGGCTCTCGACCAACGGCGACCCCCGCAACGACTGCCAGGTGGCCCAGGTAGCCGAGCGCGGCTGTCTCAACCAGCAGAGCTGGTGCCGCGTGGAGGGGCTGGCGTTTTTGATGGACAAGCAGGGCCCGTACCTGTTCGATGGCTCGGCGATCCAGGACATCGGCACGGCGGTGTGCGACTACTGGCGCGAGAAGATCGTCTGGAAGAACCGAAAGCACTTCCATGTCCGCCACTGCCCGGACCTGGAGTGCGTGCGATTCTTCGTCTGCCTGGACGGCTCGGACAGGCCGAGACACGCACTGGAGTTCAACTACCGCCGTCGCGTGTGGACGGAGATCGAGTATCCCGTCCCGATCGGGGCCTCTTGTGCGACCGACATCCAAGGCAAGCGGCGGCTGATCGCGGGGGCCGACGCGCAGGTCGTGTTGCTGGACGAGGGCGTGCTGGACGGGGCCTCGCCCACCGCCTCGCACCAGACCGACCGGCTCGACTCGTGGGGTGACGGGACACTGGCCGGGACCGTGACCGCCGCCACGCGGTACTCGATCAGCGACAGTGCCGCCACGCTGGACTTCTCCACGGACCTGGAGCACTCCGGGGTGATCGGTTCTCCGCTGTACGTGATCGACTCGGACGGCAACTGGCAGAGGCGGCGGATCTGCGAGATCGACGACAAGACGCTGATCGTGGCCCAGCCGTTCACCACGCAACCATCGGTAGGCGACACCTATCATGTGGGTGGGATCGACTATCGGGTCAAGCTGGGCACGTTCCCCTATCGCCAGCAGGAGACGGACAACTCCAGGGACGTGGGTGTGTGGTTCGAGCCGCTGGACGAGACGGCCACGCTCAACGTGAGGCGATACCACAATCACTCGGATACGCCTCAGACCCACCAGATCAGCAAGGATTTTCAGGATGGCTACACGGTCACGGCGGCCAGCCCCAACGGCAAGATCGACCTGACCGAGGCGACGGGGTTTGTGGAGGCCCGCGAGGCGGGGCACCTGGAGCAGGGCGTGCCGGCCAACCGCGTGGTCGACGTGGAACTCAAAGGTGTGGCGGGGCAGGAGGCGGTGAAACTGCACGGCGTGGACCTGGAGGGTGTCGATGGATAAGCAACACGGATGCATGATCTCCGCGCTGGCCTCGATGCAGGGCGGCCTGGACGCGGCGGACGAACTGGCCCATGCGGCCAGCGGCGCCAACAGCGACGTGGTCTACCACAACCCGGTCAAGATCATCGGCAGTCTGCCGCAGGCCGACCGCGGCTGGCCCGCCAATCAGCAGCCCGACCCGGACACGATCTTCGAGCCGATCATCACGCGGGGTCTGTTGGAGATCGACAACCAGGGCCGCAATGGCAGGGACGGCAAGGACGGGCAGAACGGCTTCGCGCTGAAGATCATCCGCGGCATCGGCTGGTTTCAAGGGCCGGTGTGGGGGGCGATCAAGTGGATGTACGTGGACGGGTCGGGGGAGAGCAGCGGGGGCAAGGATTACTCCTACGGTCGCGTCTGCGACATGTACGGCGAGGACGTTAGCGACGAGAAGGTGTCGGTGTTTCACCCCGCCGATACGCAATCGCTGCCCAGCGAGGGAACGATCCAGCCGTTCTGGTACGACATGACCGGGCAGGCGGCGCCGCTGTCCACACCGTCGAGCGGCATTCCGCGCGCCAACGCCACGCTGGGCGCCGAACTCGATCCCGACGCCCCCGATGTCAGCGTAACGATTACGGAGATGCTGGACGGCACCGCGATTCCCGATGACCCGGTGGTGACCGCGGCCAACAACATGGGGTTCTGCGGCCCCAACGGCAGTTCGTGCAAGATCGAGTACAACCGCGGGAGAACGGTTCCGCGTTGGGAATTCTACATGGTCAAGCCGTCCAGCGTGGAGCACATCGTAACCACGGTGGAGATCGACTCCGACGACATGACGTTCAGCCAGACGCAGCACGGGAGCTTCTACGGGTGGACGATCGCCTCGGCAACGCCAGAAGTCCTTCACACAGGAACGGCATGTGAGTAGTCATGGGGCAGATCCAATTCTGGGACGGGAAGGTATTATTCAACACCGACAGCGGCAGCAAGGTCGCGTTCGACGAGGACTGCTGCTGCGAAGAAGCAGACTGCTTGTGGTGCTCGACCACCCCAGGCACGATTACGGCGACCTTCTCTGGCGTGGCCGACTACCTCGGAAACGATTGCAGTGACTGGAGCCTCGGTATTGAGGTTCCATACGATTTTGAAGGCGTTGCGTGTATATGGGCAGGTCATGGCAACAACATGGTGCCGTCGGTCCCTGGACAGGGCGACCTGGTAGAAGCGATCTCAGACGACAGCCGTATTGTGATTACCGTTCTAGGCGATTTACTCCCGCCACCGTCCGTTACCGTCAGTTGTCTCGTTTACGAGGCTGGCATCAACGTGGCGCGATTTTGGGAGAAATTCGACGGCGTCTCGACGATCGACTGCTCCGACATCGGCGCGGTAACGAGGGTTTACGAGTACCCGTCCTACTACTGTAACTGGAGCAATGCAGAACTCACGCTCTCATAGCTGGGAAGACATCTCGGGAAGGCATCCGCGGTTTCGCTGCCGCGCGTGCCGCCTGAGTGTGACGTTTCCCAACGGGGGCGTCGAGGAAGGCTTGGCGCGGCAAGGCGAGTGCCCGGGGAAGCCAGCAGGCAGTGTCGAGCCGGCCGCCTACCGCCGCAGCGACGACGTGATCGAAGCCAACCTCCGATAGTGCAAAACGTGTGAGTTTTGGGTAGGGGATGAGTGCGAGGCGCTCACTCCGTGTAGACGCAAAAAATGGGAGATGTGGGTTCTCAGGGGCCCCTGCCCGAAACAGAAGTGGAGGTAAACAATGGGAATTCCTAGCATTCTTGGTCTTGCCGGAGGGCTTGTCGGGGGCCTGTCTGGAGGAGGCTTCCAACAGTCTAGCGGAGGGGCCCCGCCGCCTATTCAATTAACCAATGCAGACGCGAGGTCAATCAGGAATATGAACAGCTACGGACAACAGCAATCCCCGATGGGCCTCCAGCAGTACATGCAGGGGATTCAACAGGGGCAACAGCAAAACCAGCAGAACCAGCAGGCGCAGGGCCAGCAGCAGATGGCCGACGCCTACCGCTACATGTCGGACAACAACCGCATGGCCTCCAACCGCCAGGCTTCGGCCTCTGAGTTTGGGGCTGCAATGCAACCGGAGGTGGCGGGCATCCAAGCCCAGAGTTCGCTGGCCGACTCGGTCACGGGACTGCAAGGGACGCTGGCGCAGGCCAACGCCAAGATGCAGACCGACCCCCTGAACTCGCTGGCCTCGATGTACGGATCGAACATGAACGCCGTGGCCGGGCAGAACATCGCCGAGATGCAGAACCGGGCGAGGATGCAGAGCCTGCAACAGATCCTCGGGTCGATCGGGCCCATGATGGGCGGGATGGGCGGCGGGATGGGCGGCGCCCCTAATATCAACACCAACTACGGAGCCGGCGTAAGCTGGGGACAATAATGTCGTATACCGACGCGCAACAGAATCAACCGTGGGGTTATCAGGGGTGGGCGCACAATGTCGCGCAGAACCCCAACACCATGAACTACGACGATCATGGCGTGCGGGGGATTCGCGGGGGGCCGTCGCAACTTCCCCAGCAACAACAGGCCCCGCAGACGCAGGCCTGGGACTACATCGACGCCAATCAGTACCAGACCCAGCCGCAGTTGACTGACATGGACTACATGCAGAACATGCTGGGGCTGTTGAACCCGGTGGCGGGGATGGACAGCTACGGGCAGTACGGCGACGGAAGCACGCAGCAGGCAGCCGGCGGCGGGCAGCAAGCCCCGCAGCAGAACATGAACGTGCAGGCGGGAATCACGCCGCCGCAAATGGCGCAGCCGGGGATGGGCACGCCGCAGATGGCGGGGTTGAGTCCGATGGGCGGATCGGGCTACGACGCTCAACTGGCGGCCCAGCAGGCACCGATGCAGCAGCAGTTGATGGCCCAGTATTACCCGGCCATGGCGGGGCTGCAGGGCGCCTTTCAGCAGGCACAGGCGCAAAGCGGTCTTGGCTGGGGTGGCCTCGGTAGCCAGGCCAACCAGGCGCAGCAGGGCTACCAGACGGCGATGCAGAACAACCTGTTGAGCCTGCTGGGAGGACTGATATGAACTGGAACACGGGCGGCAACCAGGGCGGCTGGGGACAGCAGCCCAACACGAACACGTGGGGCGGGGGGCGCAACCAGCAGTCCTCTTGGGGCTCTCCGGCGATGACCCAGGCGGGCAACGCGGCCGGGCAGATCATCAACACGATGACCGGCCAGCCAGTGCCACAGGACCAAGTGGCGATCCAGGTCAACGGCATCGCTCCCACGCCGCAGCAGAACGCCTTCCAGCAGGACGCCCTGCAGCAGACGATGCAGCAGTACGGTTCCTCGCCCGAAGACATCCAGGCACAATTGCAGGCCCGCAACGCCTACCAGGGCAACCTCCAGGGGGGCGGCACGGTTCCGCAGCCCAACCCGAACATGGGGATTCCCGGTGGGACCGGTGCGCAGGGACCAGCCGCGCCGGGGGGCGGAGACCTGATGAATACGCTCAACGCCAACTCCTCGATCCAACCCCAGGGCGTCTATCCCGACCAGTTCACTCAGCAGATGCAGCACATGGCCCGCGCCCTGGGCCAGCCGTCGATGAACAGCCTCGGCGTGGCCCGCGGCCAGGAAGGGATGAGCGGGGCCTCCCCGGCGGGCCAGTACGGGATGGGGATCGACGCCGCCAACCAGCTCTCGCAGGCCGCCTACGCCCCGGCGCAGATCGGCCTGCAACACCAGCAGGCCAACCAGCAGAACATGATGCAAGGCCAGCAGGCCCGAGACCAGGAGGCCCAGGGCTGGGCGGGGCTTGGCGTGCAGAACTATCAGAACCAACTCAGTAACAACCTCGCGCAGCAGGGCGGTCTTCTGGGCCTGCTGTCGGGTTTGAATCAGTGGTAAGGAGGAGCAGAGATGACTCAATTTCCGTCCTTAATTGCGCAGGTGCTCAGGGCGATGCCGCAGATCCAAATGCCTCCAATGCCACAACCGGCTGTTCCCGTGGGTGATCCGCAGGAGGAGTTGTTTCGCCACATGCAGGCGAATCCGGGTGGGTGGGCAGTTCCGCAGGACCCGATCCCCGACAGGTTTCGGGAGATGGTCGACCCCGCTGGCTACCCCGGGATGCAGGCCCAAGACCCGTTTGGGCAGATGCCCGTCACGCAGTATCCGCAGATGGCCGGAACGATGCAGGCCGAGGCCCCGTTCGGTCAACCGCTGACCGTTCCGGTCCCCGGCACCGACCTGACGGCAAGGGTGGCCGAGACAAACCCGATGGGCGGGATCACGCAGCCGGACCTGATGCGTGCCCTGGACATGGCCGATGCGCGATACGGCCCCCAGGCGGCAAGGGCCAACGAACTCGCCGCCGGTTCGGCCCTCACGCAGCAGGTCAGTGGACCGCTGGGGATGACCAGTGAGCAGTACGCGGCGGGGCAGCAGCAGTACGAACGGGAGAAGGCGGCAAGGCTGGCTGGCATTCAGGGTGGAGCACCACCCGCAACGCCCGGCACGCAGTTCAACACGATGGAAGATGAGGTCGCTCGCGGGAACGCAGCCCGGCCACCTGCCGTTGCCCCGCCCAAGATGCCGGATGCTGCTGGGATGGCGAGGGCGCTAAACGACCGAGCCGAGGCCCAGACCTCCAAACCTTACGGCGAGGGGACGCTGTCGATCGAGACGAAGCCGATCGGTGCAAGTGGGCAGGCCGGGCCGGGGAAAACGACCGCCGCAGGCCATCGCGCCGAGGTGCAGAACGATCCCGCCTACCAGGCGTACCTTGCTGCGGCGCGGGCGGGCAACGCGATGCCCGACCAGAGCCAGCGGCCGGACATGCCCAACCTGTACATCGGGCCGAGCGCAGGGAACGCCACTCCTGGACCAGCCAAGCCGACGCCGGAACAGGTTGCCACAAACAAGCAGGACCGGCAGGACGAGTTGGCCTCCCGCCAACAGAACCTGGAGGCGAAGAACCGCGGGATGACCCCCGAGTTGATGAACGTGCTTCAGGTCGCGGCAAGCGGAGGAACACTGACGCCCGGCCAAGCATCCTTGATTAATCCGCAGCTCGGGGCTGTGGCAATGCAACAGCAGGGAAGAGACCCACTGCTGGAGGCCCTCGTGGCCGCGCAGACTCCAGAGGCTGCGGCGGCCATTCAGGCTCGCATCCAAGCCCAAAATGCTGAGAGGACACGAGCTGATCTGGCGTCTCGTCGCACTGAATCCGCCGAACAGGGCGGGGACTTGCACGAGAAGACGCGGGCAGAACTCAACGCAATGACTCCAGGGCCCAACGGGCGACTTCCGTACAAAGACTTCAAGGCGAAGGCGACTGCCGCCGGTTACTCGCCGGAAGAGGTGCGGCAGTTTGCGTGGGCCGACCCAGAGTATCGGGAAGAGGTTCAATGGGAAGATGCGAGCGCGGCAGGAGCACCGTGGTACCACCGACCGCTTATGACAATAGGGAAGGGCGTGTCCGACGTCGTTGATCTGTTCAAGTAGCTCAAATCGGTCCGCGGAGCAAGTCCACGGGTGGTTTCTGAAATAGGCGCACCGCGCTGTCATCTCCCTGGAACAACTCTACCCTCGGCTCCCCGTCATGCACCGTGAGGAGAACCTTTGCTTTCCCGTTGGCGTCGGTCATCAGCAGCGTTGGGCCCGAAGACGGCGGCTCCACGGAGAGCATGATCCGCTCCCCGCTACGAAAGCCGGTGATCGACAGACTTTCCGCATTGAGCGACTTCACCCGAACCAAGTCGCCGTGAAACGAAACACCGTTGAATCCAGCAATCGCAAACATCAACGCCACCGACATGATCGACGACACCAAACACGTTGCTAAGAACTTCATGGGAACCTCCTTATGGCTCTAGCACCATTACCACCGCTTCCCAGCCTAACCCACATCACCACCCCACGCAAGAGGCGGCACTCCACACCTGCGCAAATGCCCAATCAGGATGAGGAGAGCAGCCTGCTGGGGTCGGTGATGGGTGGGCTGGAGTTTGCAGCCCTGACGCTGGACAAGCCGGGGGCTGCCGCGCGCGGGCTGATCTCCGGGGCAATGGGTGGACCCTGGGGTGGGGGGCTATTGAACCTCGTGCCGTTCTCGGACACGGTCGGGATCACTCGGCCGGACGAAAGGGTGTGGGGGCGGGACCTCGTCGAGCAGATGGGGGGGAGGAAGAATAAGCCAGGCATCCTCAACACGTTCACGGACCCCACGGAGTTCGCCCTCGACACGGCGGGGCTGGGGCTGGAAGTCTTCACCGACCCCTTGATCTTGTTGACGGGGCCAGGGAAGTCGCTGACGGCCAAGGGGATCAAGGCCTCCAAGCGGGTGGCCCCCAGGCTGGAGAAGGTTGCCGGCACGCTGGAAGCGGCGCTGGGCGGCGTGAGCCACAAGCTGGGCACGACGCCGATCGCCAAGGCCGACGAGATCGGCCAGGGCCTGCGGGGCGTGATGGGTCTGAAGGTCCCGTTCGCCAAGAACGCCTTCGCCACGTTCGGGGCCGGCAGCGAGACGGCGGCCAAATACTACGAGAAGTTGATGTATGCCCCTGGAGTGCGTCATTGGCGGTCCCTGTGGGCGCCGTCACTGCAGGGCATCTCTCATCCAGAAGGTGCCCGCGTGGCCGACAGGCAGTGGCACAAGCTGCACCAGGTGTCCGGGGCGATGGAGGACATGATTCCCACGTTCCAGGAGTCGCAGAAGCGGCTGATGGGAGAGTTCGAGACGCTCTCAAAGCACCTCAGAACCACGGCCAACAAGGCGGGGGCCGACGAGTTCGACGCGCTGGTGAGGCATCTTGGCGAGACGTTCCCGATGATCGAGGGCAAGATGTCGCTGACGGCGGCCGACGTCAAGGGGATGCTGGTTCTTCCGCCTGGGATCGACATCGAAAAGCAGGCCGGTCGGTTCTCGGCGGAGTTGGCTACCTACATTGACCAGTTTCACCAGGTTAAGGACACGCTGTGGAGCAGGGCTCAAGACCTGGGGATCAAGGGGGAGTGGTTGGACGACGCGTTCGCGAGCCACGTCCCCCGTGGGCTCGACAAGCAAATGAAGGGGGCCCTGGACGGGATCCGCAGCCGGATGATGCTCAACACCCGCAACCCCAACGCGATCCGTCGTGCCGGGTCCCTGACTGACATGCCGGGGGCGACACTCGGCATCAATCGCGGTGCGATGCACCCGTTCCACGGGGCGCTGTCCTCGGCGCCGAGGTCGAAAAACGTCACCAAGCCCACCATGGAGGGCGTCAAACAGGAGTTGTTCGCGGGCGTATGGGCGGAAGTTCCCGGGACCGATAAGTTCGGCAGGATCCTGAAAACGTCGCCCAAGTCGGCCACGCTCCAGCAGATGAGCCACGACGGGAAGTACAGCGTGGAGGCGTTCAACCTCGCCGACTTGCGGCCGATGGACGCGGTCCCACCCAGCGCGATGGAAGCGATGCCTTCCATGCCCGTGCCGCAGCAGCAGACGTTGAAGGAACTCAAGGCCTGGTACCGGGCCAAGTACGGGGCCACCAAGGGCGTCTCGCTTCAGGAGATCAAGCGGCAGAACTACTTCGACGAGATCACGCTGCCGGCGATCAAGGAAAACAACGCGGCGGCGGCGATCAGCACGGCGGTAAAGCCGGACGGAACCAAGGCGATCCAGCATATCCCCGAGGTTCTCACCCCGGACCTTGCGGACCAGTTGGATGTCACCATCCGACACCTCAACCGCCTCCCCGACAACGTGAGACAGAAGGGGCTGTTCACCAAGAGCTACGTGGAGGACCTGTTCGGCTACATGCACCACGCGGCGGAGAACATCGCCAACGCGGAAGTGATGCACGGGTTTCTGGGGCAGGCGTCGCGGAACATGGTTAAGGACCGGGTCCCGCTCAAGGACTCGGAGTTGTCGCTGGGCGATTCGTGGATGCGGACCGTGGGGACGGACGGCAAGCCCGCCCTGAACCACGAGGGGCTGCGGACGTTTATGACGCGCAAGGGCGAGAAGGGTCTACCCGAGATCCCGAAGATGCCAAGAGAGAAGGATCTACTGGCGGCCGGGGTTCCGCAGGAGGAGATCGCCAAGGAGATGGGCCTTGCACGCGATGCGATCGAGTCGGCCAAGGGAGTGATCCAGCAGCGTGCCGCCAACTACGCCGTCGACCGCAAGGTGACGGGGGCCCTGAACACCTACGTGCAGGCAATGGACCCCAAGATGGAAGGCTTTCTGGCGGAGACATTCCGCGAATGGACGGCGGTCTGGAAGGCCAGCGCGACGACCATCTGGCCCGCGTTCCACATCAGAAACCTCGTGGATTCGGCGATCTTCCGCAATTGGGCCAGCGCCGGGAGTTCGTTCCCGATGTTCGGCAAGAACGGGCTAGTGCAGGCCAACCGCGAGTTCTGGAGGTTTGCCCGCGGCAAGGCATCGCTGGAGATGCGCGAGGAGATCGAGGCGATCGGACTGCTTTCCAACAGTCGATTCTGGGACTCGGTGGGCGAGGTGGCCGGGGAAGCCGTCGAGGGTGCCGGTCGCGTGCCCACGCTGGCTGGGTTCAAGGTGAGCAAGGATGCGATGAAGGAGCCCGGGGCGCTGAACATCTTCAACATCCTTGGCGGGCCGAAGAAGGTCCCCACGCTCCGGCATCCGATCAAGGGCGCCAAGTACGCCACGCAGAACGTGTCGGCCAAGCTCGGGCAACAGGCGTTCGAGACGATCGAGGCCGCGGCAAGGGTGCCGGCCTACATCGCGCTCAGGCGCAACGGGTTTAGTCCGAGCCAGGCCAAGCTGTGGGTCAACACGGTCCACTTCGACTACTCCAAGGTCTCGCCGTTCGGTCGCAAGGTTCGCAAGGTCGTGCCGTTCTACGGATTCCTCTCAAACAACCTGCCTTACCAGATCAAGAGCCTCTTCGACCGCCCCGGGGGTCGCCACGCGCAGACGCTGCGGACGATCGCCGCCTTGCACCGCGAGGGTGGGACCTACCTGCCGGCCTGGATGCGCGAGAAGGTGGGGCTGCCAATGTCCACCGACGAGGAGGGCCGCACGCAGGTGATCCGCCAGTTGGGGCTCTCGATCGAGGACCTGGGCAATTACCAGTTCGAGGGCGGACACCCGGTCACGCGGCGTTCGGGAGAGAGGCTGCTGGCCCAGACGCATCCGCTGCTCTCGGCGGGCTACAAGCTGCTGTCCCAGCGCGACCCGTTCACCGGCCGGGACCTGAACTCGATGTACGGGCTGACCGGCAACACCACGGCCGACACCGCGATTCAGACGCTGCCCTACGCGCGGGCCCTGAGTGAGAGCCGCGTGGTCACCGACATTGCCTCGGGGCGGAAGTCCGGCCCGGTGGCGATCGGCGACTTCCTGACGGGGGTCAAGGTCGGGACCTACGACCTGGAGGCGTGGCGGGCCATCGACCAGCAGCGGTTGCTCAGGCGGCTGATGGAAGAGAGCCCCGAGATCGGCACGCTGGAGGTGCCCTACGCGCGGGACAAGGAGGCGATCAGTCCCGATGCGGCTCGGAACCTGGAGATGTATCGGGCTCTCCAGGCAGCACTGTCGAAAGGTAGGGAAAAGCGCAAGGCGGGAGCCGCAAAGTGAGGCAGCGGCGGATGTGCCGCCGGGCTTCCATCACTTGCCGCTTGGACATTCGATTCCCCTCGCAGTCGATGACCCTGGCGAATTCGTTGTGGGCCGTTCGGAGCCGGTCCCCCTCGTAGAGCCATTGCTGGCGGCGGAGCAATTTGTTCTGCAGCCGGTAGCGGGACATCCCGATCCCACGCCTCTTGCGCGACAGCCCGAGCCGATTCTTCTGCTTGCCCATCACGATCTGCAGGCACCACATCCGCGCGTCGGTGGCGGCCTTCGTCGGCTCCGGGGCGTCGATCACCGCGCCGCGGGCTCGGAGCGAGGTAAACGCATGGCGGCACTCGGACACCGTGCGACCCAGCAGGATCCCCGATTGCATCACGAGGATGTCGCCCGGTTGGAGGTGTTCGATCAGCAGTCGCGTGTGGTAGCGGATGCCGAACTGCTCGGGGCAGCCCGGCTTGTAGCCGTCGCGAATCACATGCAAAAACACGCCGCGACCGAGACTCTCAAGCTCCCGGCCGCGGCGTTCTGCGTACTGGACCTGTTGGAAGATCCCGTCCTCGTACTGCCGCGTGCGGGCATAGCCCACGATCACGGGGTTGGTGCGTGGGACGGAGAGGATCTCAGCGTCGGAGAGGTTACGATCCATTGGTCATTTCCAGCAGGTGGTGAACGCGGAAAGCATCAACAGCAGGAAGGCCGCAATCAGCAGCCACCAGGCGCCGGGGTCGTCGTTGGGTTGGGTCACGGGCTACTCCTGTAAAAAAGCCGACCGGCCCACGCGAGGGGTAGGAGACCCTGGCGCGGCACCGAGAGGGTGGACTCCCCAGCCACCGGTCGGCGTGTACGGGGAAGCTACTCGGGGTCGATGCGGTTCAGCGTCTGTGCGTCCCGTTCTCGCTGCTCTTGCTTGCGTGTGCGTTTCCGCTCGCAATCGCCGCAGCGCTCTTCGCCGTCAGCTCCAGACGGCACACACACGCGGCGCTTGCCGCAGTCGTGGCATTTGGTTCGCATCGCTTCATCCTCCGGGGTTAGTGGTCCAGGACTCCGCGCCGCTCACGACGGCGCGGGCTCGCGGATCACTTCCGCTTCTTGGGGCTCTTCGGGCCCTCAAGCAACAGGACGGACGGGGCTTCGCCCGGATCGGCGCCGGCGGCGCACATGTCGTCCTGCAATTCTCCTGCCGCAGTGTTGACGATCCACTGCTTGACCCAGTCGACCAGCGGGCGAAGAGTCAGTTTCGGAAGGCTTATCATACGATCTCCTCCTCGGGGTTGTCGCGGCCTCTACCCGGCCGCTGGGGTTGTACGCTTGGGTCAGGCGTCGAATGCCTCAGACGCATCTGCGCATAAGTCGGGCCGGTGTCGCCGCAGATCAGATTCGACGATTTCCCAGCGATCTCGCACGGGATCGTATAGCCCGCAGTCCACAGGCAGGCCCATATCTCGCCGGAGTGCGTCGGATATTAAGATCATCGCTCTCGCCTCCTCGGGGTTGTCGCCGGCTTCACCCGCCGGCTGGGGTTGTACGCTTGGAACACCGCGGGCCTCGGCGCCCCGTTGCCGGGGCGCTTGGGCTCGGGGTGGTTAGGCGTCGGTTTTGGCGTCCATCGTGCCGTTGTCGCGGTGCCACTCAATCGCCTCGTCGTCGAGCATCGTGTATCCCACCGTGTCGTGATCGCCGGGGTTCCGCTGGCTGCCGGTACGGTGCTCGGTGCGATGCAGGCCACAGCGCCGGCAGTGCTGGCTGACGCTGATCGCCGTGCCACCATGCCCCCAGACGCCGGGGTTCTCGTCGCAGCCACCTTCACCCTTGCCGGTCCAGTCGTGGTCCTCGGGGTTGGTCCCGCACCCTGCCACCTCGTAGCCGTCGTAGCAGGCGGCGCGAATCAGCGCCTCGTGGTTGGGTTCGATCTCCACGGTATGGCAGCCCTCGTCGATCTCGTCGCCGTCCTCGTCGGTCAGCGTCCAGCGTACGTCGATCGCGGCGCCATCATCGCCCCACTCACCTCCGGCGCACCAGTCCTCGCATTCGGCAGGGGCCTGCTCGGCGGCCTGCTCGGCAGTGTCCGCTTCGATCTCGCTGGTCTCGTTAGTGCAGTCGTCTCGCATTCTCAGTTGGTAGGTCGCCATCGCATCACCTCCAGGGTTAGGGGGAACACCGCGGGCCATGCCCCCGCCGCAACGGGGGTTAGGTGCAAGGTGGTTAGATCACAACGTCGGCGTCCTGAATTTGTCGGCCGGTCTTGGTTGCCACGCGATGGACCGGGACGCGAAACTCCGGCTCGTCGCCAGGCGTGCCGCGCCATAGCTCGTTGTCGCCGTAGTCGGTGATCGAGATTTCCAGAACCTCTACCACGTCGCCGGTGGGGCCGTCGGGGCCAAGTGTTTCGGTGCCGTAGACTTTCATCGCTCTTCCTCCTGCTTGGGTGAACGGAAACCGCCAGGCCACCCGTAACGAGAGGGCAGCCAGGCGGGCCCCGTGGGGCCCTGGGGTGTTAGCGGAGTGACGCGGCGCCGCAGGAGTCAACCCACTTCAAGCCGCACTCATCGTCGAATAGGTTGCCCCGGGCGTGCTTCGCCGGTCCCTTCCAGCCGGCCGGTTTCAGGATGTCGCCGTTGGTCGTGTCGATGAACACGTGCGCGGATCGGCTGGAGCCGTTCACGTCGGCCCGTACCACGCGAATGTATCGCTTGCCGCGCGACAACTCCAGCCGCGGCGGGTCCAGGTTGGAATAGTTGGCCGCGAAGTAGTCGTCAATTTTGGACTGGGCGCCAGTCAGCCAGATTGCCAATCGCTCCTCGAAGTCTTCTCGGATCATACTGCACCCCCTTTGAGCAACTCGGGCAGGGCCTCGGCGGCCCATGTGGCGTACATCCGGCCATTGCCGTTCAGGTGTCGCACCCACGCCAGCCGGGATTTTGCCCACCGCCAGCCGTGGGCCTTCAGGTATGTGCGCACGGGTTCGGCCGGCTTGCCGTCAAACACGATCAACACGCGGCCCCACTCGGAATCCTCTTCGATCGTGAAGCCGTCGCCCTCGATCGGCTCGGCCTCGGGAGTGTCTTGGCGGGTCTCAAGTTCGGCGATACGTTCCTTGATCCGCTTCATGTTGCCGTTGTTGTTGGTCAGGTGGTAGGTGTAGGGGGCACGATCCAGGAAGTCGCGGGCCATGTCCAAGCGGGCCTTGGAAATCGCTTCCACCGTGACGCCAAGCCTGCCCGCGATCCGCTCCCATGCCGGCAGGTCGTCAGGCTTCGGCTTGCCTTCCTTCCGCCAAGCCGCGTTGATGCGCTTCATGCTATCATGCAGCCGCTCCATGCCTGCCAGCTTCTCGCGCAGCTTGTCCAGGGCCTCGGGATCGTCGCTGCTGATGCTGCGGTTGTTCTCTGCGGCCTCGGCCTTGGCCTCGTAGTGCTGGGCCATTTGCTGGGCCTGATAGCTCTTGCCGTGCTGCCGGTCGATGCGGTCGCGGTAGCGGCGGTCTGCGGCCTCGGAGTGGTGCCCTACTAGGATCGGCTGGCCAAAGGGAATCACGCTCTGCATCTTGCGGGCCTGCTCGTGGTGGGCCACACTCTCGGCCGTTGCCCTGGTTGCACGCTCTTTCAGGCGTTCAATGCGTGCCTGCCGTCGTGCCTCGAATTCGTTCATTGTCTCAATCTCCTACATCGGGGGTAACGTAACAGAAACCAAGGGGCGGGGATGCCAAGCCCCGCCGGCTGGGTTGCTGTTATTCGGTCGATCCGTCGGGGTTGCCAACGGCGAGAATCCGACCGTCAAACGCCAGAAACTCGTCCTCGTCAGAGTATCGGAGGGGGCGTAGTGAGTAAGACAAGTCTCGCCCTTGATTGTCGACAATCACCACCGCGGGGTTATCGTCAGCGCAATAGGGGCCGCCCGAGTACGGGAAACCGTACCAGCCGTTTCCCCGATAAAACCAGACTGTGAAGGATTGCAGAAAGCGGAAGGGTGTGTCGGTTTTCAAGTCTCTAAGGTTCATCGGTTCATTCTCCTACTGGGGAAGTTAGCAACCACGCTAGGCGCTTCGGGGTGAAGCGCCACGCGTGGGGGCTAGCGCGCCGCCACGTTTCTCCACCCGACATTCTCTCGCCGCATTGATTCGGAGGGGGTTTCATGCCGGCCAACCTCGAATCGTGCGGCGCTTAGGTCATATCGCCAAGAAAGGGGGCGGTTGTACAATCCCCACGAGAACGGCGAGCCGTCGGGAAGTTGGCCGCTGACGTAATACTCCCGGTTGGCAGTGTCCCAAGCTATCGCATCAATGATCCAGTCTTGGGCGTACGGCCAGGACTCGCGCGGTCGCGCTTCTTGCGAGAGTCCGGGGATACTGGCAACGTCCGTTCCGAGCCACTTATTAATCCGCATCGATCGATCTCCTACTGGGGAAGGGGGCTAAAACATATCGGGCGTGATCGGATCTAGTTCAGGATCGATTGCACGGGCGATGACAGCGCACAAGGAGCGCTGGTCAAAGTCTTCCGCCAGATTGTCCAGCACCGACCGGAAGGCATCCAGCGATAGCACGCGCTGCGCGATAGAAATTGCCTGTACGCTTGCGCCGGCTTGTGCGGGGGTGAGTGTGTGCACGGTCGTCTCTCCTACTGGGGTGTGGGTGTGTTTTCTCTCCACAGCTATCCTAGCAGAAATGCAGAAATAGGCAATAATCTGCGGTAGAATAGCGGCGGAATAGTGAAATAATCGGCCGACGCACCTAGCAGAGAACAGAACTATTCTGCGATTATTTTGGATTGTGAACTGGACACTTAACAAAACGAAACCAAGGGGGGGTATAGGTCAAGGGCTACCCTGCCATTAGGTGGAATTCGCGTGAGGATGCATCCTAAGGGGGAGCAGGCTGTTGTGGGTTAGGAGTCAAGAAGGTGCATCGGATCGCGTTAGGATCGATCCTGGGGGACTGTTTTCAGAAACAGATTGACGCAATGGGTGGAGTCTGTATATTGGAGGTAATCGGGCAAAACCGAATACGTTCCCTTGTGGAACACGAGAAGGCCAGTAAGAGCCCTGCCCGGTTGCGCTGGCCTTCTTTTATTGGCGCACGCGGGCCGTCGTACAGCTAAGAATGCAATTAGCCCGCAACCGGTAGCAAGCGGAAACGGTACGCCACCTACGGCAAGAACGGATCCGCGGCCCAATGACCCGCAACCCGGTGACAGGGTCCACCTAGGTTTGCAAGCGGATCTTGCAAGCGGCCACGCTACTGGAACTCTCCTCTATTGGTCATCCGGTTCTTTGCGCGCCAACTCTACGCGCTACCAGCTTCAGCCGATGCACGCCATGTACTCTGAGGGTTTGGCCTACATCCCGTAGAGGGGCATGGTTTGGCCGGCTTGTCGATCATGGATCGGCAGCGATGAGTCACAAGCCAGCTTGTCGGCAACGAGTGGAAGGCTACTGAGGCCCTATTCCAGGGCTATTCTGGCACCGATCTGGCACTATTCCGGCACCACGTCACGGGTGCGATCGGCAGGACAAGAGAAAGCAGAATGGGGTCGAGGGGGAAGAGGAACGGCTGTTACTCTATGTTAGAGCACCTTTTACCCCGTTCAGGGGGGGAACCACGGGCCAGCAGGAAACCCGGTTCAATTCTCGCCGGCATGGCCCCTCTAGGGGGCATGATACGAATGGCACGGCCATGCCATTTGCCACCGTGGCGGGTCTACACCTAAGAGGTACGGGGCGTGCTCTATCCACGCGGGATAGTGCATGCGTTGCCCCAACCCATTGCAGCATAAGGGGTTACGCCAACGGAAGGAAGCCGCCGGTAGTGGTGAGCGAATCGAGGATGCGAGGGGATGGCAGTCTAGGCAAGGGGGTGGTGGATCGTGCGAATGCATGGTCTGCCCCGTCCCCCTACCCCGCCGGGCCCCCAACGCGGTCCCCGTCCCCTATATGGTACCTACTCCCCCTACTTCGCAGAACATCCATACCCTAACCCATTTGAATGCCCATTAAGGCGTCTGAGAGCGTCCCTGAGCGTCTGCTGTCGTGCGTGCAGATTGGGACGTGGGTGGAGTTTGAGGCTGTGAGGGAGGCGTACAGGGCGTGTGGATGTCTACCCCTATCTTCGCCACCTCCGCGTGGGATGTTTCCCTGAGCGTCTTCAGAAACTGAATGTCTTCGGGGGTTTCTGGACAGCAGTTTCCGTTTCGCAGGCAGCACAGTCGGGGCTGCACGAGCAGGAAGGTCACGCACAGTGGTTTGTCGGTATCGAGGGCTTGCTCGCATTTTTCGATTGTGGTGTACGATCCGTGGATGCCTGACGTGGAGAACAGGACGAAGTTCATCTCGTCCGCCTGTCCTCCAGCCGGAAGAACCCGGTGAAGTCGTCACCGAGCCCCACCGCATGGTAGTGCCACGGTTCTGGTGAATGGCTCATCCCGTCATCCTTTCTGCTAAACATGCCCGCAGTATTCAGAGGTGAGCCTCCCCAGTTCGTAATGGGGTCGTACTCGTTCCCCACCGCCTTCACTGGCCACTTGCTTGGGTCGTACATCCCTCACCTCCAGTGCTACGCTTCTGTGCCCGATAATGGTTCAACCACGACTCCAACACGGGGCCGTATGGCGAGTCGCTGGTGACCTTGACCGGCATAGTCATCAGGCTGTCGATCAGGTTCTTGATCGTCCCGCACTTTAGGACTTCACTGGGCACGCTGGCCAACTCGTTCACGCAAGCGACGATGCGCTCCATGTCGGCGGCGTTGATTCCTTCCGCGTTCTCGCAGTAATCCCTGCCGATTATGGCGTCTGCTACAAGATTGCCGTTGGCGTCGAAGATTCCATCGACGGAACACAGATTCTTGCCGTTTCGGTCAAGCAGTTCGCCCTCTGTGCTCCACGGTTCCGGTGAATGGCTCACTTCACATCCTCCCTGATAGTCTTGACAATCCCGAGCGACTCCTCTGCCTCTGCAACCTCCCCGCCGACGGCAATCTGCGGCTTGAGATGGACCCCCTCCATCAGCTCGTCTGGCAGCTCCCGGCAAAAGTTCACGCAGGCCACGATGTGCTTGGCGTCTTCCTCGGTGAAATCGACATACGAGCCATCGAAGTAGTTCTCGTTGCCAACCCCCGCAACCTCATCGCCGGCGGCGTCCACGACGGCCGTGTAGTCGTCGTAGGTGCCACTGTGTTCTCGCTGTTCTACCTTCCACGGTTTCGGTGAATGGGTCACCTCTCCACCTCCTTCCATCGTGTCAGTATCAACCACCCCTCGCATTCCAGCACCGCGGCCCCGGAGCTGCCCGTCTTCTTGTCCGTTACCTCAACGTCTCGCTGGATCGTGTGCTCTTTCCACGCTCGGTCGGGGTCATCGGCTCGGCAGACGGAGACCCTGGTGCCGGCGCGGAGGATCACTTGGCTTCCCAGTTGGGACAGTTCACTGGCGTGCATGTGCAGGTACGAGAAGACATCCAGCAAGTATCCACATGTTTGCACGTTTCGCACGTCCGCTCGGAAGCCACCTTCGTGCAGACATCCCGAGCAACTGCGACGAGTGCTGGGTCAGTTGCGCCAGAGCGGCAGCCGCCGTGGAAAATCCTCCAGTGGGACGCTAGTTCGGGTTCCTTCGCTTCCCAGCCCTCACATCTTGGCGACACGGTCAGCGTCGCGTACCCTTTCGGGTGCTCACAACACGGCATCCCCTGCACGTAGGCGCAGTGTTTGCAGTCAGCACACGCCAGCTCGGGTTCCTTCGGCCTGAACTTC